AGGTCTCAAATCTTCTTCATGAATTACGGTCAGGAAAAGAAGGTCATTGAAGGTGGAGAGCCAGACCTTATCTGGTGCGACGAACTTGTGCCTTCTGATTGGGTCGAAACTCTGAGGTATCGTCTAGCCACCCGAAGCGGAAAGATGATTATCACCTTTACTCCTATCACTGGATTCAGCCCAGTGGTTAAAGACTACGTTGCTGGCTGTAGGATTAAGAAGACCCTGCCAGCCACACTGCTACCTACGACCCAAAATGTTCCAAGCATCCCGCTTGGTCACATGCCATACACGGCCAAGTGCTCAAAAGGTGCGGCTGGGGTCATTTGGTTCCACTCCGAACTAAACCTGTATTCGCCATTCGAACAAATCAAGTTGGCACTACGTGGCCGAGGTCCTTACGAAGTCAAAATCCGAGCATACGGATGGGCCGAGTCTCTTTCTGGCTCGCAGTTCCCAAGGTTCGGCGAACCAAACATTATCCCCCAAGACCAAATCCCAGAAGAAGGTACAAACTACCTAGCCGTTGACCCTGCTGGGGCACGAAACTGGTTTATGCTTTGGATGAGGGTCGATGAATACGGAAACAAGTTCGTGTACCGTGAATGGCCAGACATCAGCATGGGTGAATGGGCTATGGCTGGTGATAAGCACGACGGAAAGGCTGGCCCAGCCCAACGACAAGGTTCTGGCATGGGTCTTGATGAAATTAAGAATCACATTTTAACACTTGAGGACGGCGAAGAGATTGCAGACAGGTACATTGACCCTCGTGCTGGCGGAACGACAATTATCCAAAAAGAGGGAGGCACCACCCTAATTCAACTTCTCGATGAAGGGGACAATCCAATGTTCTTTACCCCATCCGCTGGCCTTAGGCTCGAAGAAGGCGTCTCTATTCTTAACGACTGGTTTTCGTACGACCCCAACCAGCCAATCAGCGGTGCTAACCAGCCAAAACTTTACATCTCCGAAAATTGCCACAATTTGATTTGGTGCCTTAGGGAATGGACTGGCCTAGATGCCGAGAAGGGTGCGAGCAAGGACCCTATTGACGCCCTAAGGTATCTTGCAGTCATGGACCCGCTCTATGGTGGCTCTGACTCCTATCGTGCAATCGGAGGAGGCTCTTACTAACATGGAACTACCCAAAGAAACCCCACCACTTCTTCGTCTGGCTGATGCCGCACGAATCTTTAACATCTCAAAGTCTACCCTGCTTAGGTTAAGGCGTTCTGGGCTTATCAAGACGTTTAAGACGCTTGGCGGTCAGCACATGCTCTACAGGGATAGCATCAACGACTTTATCACCGAACACTCTAATGAAATTCAAAAGCACTAATCCGCACAGCGACAAACTGGCGTTCCACAGCGAAAAGCCAGACATCCAGTTACTCCTAGAAGAATACGAACGGTCTGCGTACATGGGCACCATGGTGTCCAAGATGAACTACGCCGACGACATCAGGCTTTGCCGATGGGCTGGCCAAACCGAAGATGGAAAGAAACACTCTTGGGCTAGGCCCGAAGGCGACCCAGCGTTCCCATTTGAGGGTGCTTCCGACGTTCGTGTTAGGCTTGTTGATAGGCTAATCAACGACCAAAAGGCACTACTACTTACCGCCTTTAAGGGTTGCACCCTAAAGGTTGGTGGAACTGAAATCAACGACACGATGGCGGCGGCGTCTGCAACCAACCTCATGCGTTGGCTTGTTGAGACCAAGATTAAGAACGAACTACACAAGGAGGCCGAACTAGCCGCAGACTACGCACTGACTTACGGATGGTCGGTAGTTCAGGTGACTTGGGAGCAACAGATGTCCATCCGAATCCAAAGCATGACGATGCAGGAACTTCAACAGATGGCGGCGGCGGAATTGCAGTCTGGCAACCAAGGTGGCGAATTTAACAAACTCGTGAACGCAATCGCAGACCCAGCAAAGGAAGAGTACGCCGTATCCCTTGTCAGGGACCTTATCAGGGATATGAAGGTCAAGGACATCAAGAAATTTGTCCGTGACATGCGTGAAAAGGGACAGGGCGACATGCCAGAGCAGTTTGTATCTAAGAACCTTCCGTGCATTGAGGCACTTAAGCCTTTCGATGAAGTGTGCTTCCCGCCCGAGACGGCTGACCTACAAAAAGCCCGTGTAATTTTTAGGCGTCAGTACATGACCGAGGTCGAACTTCGCTCAACGGCAAAGATTGACGGCTGGGATAAGGAATGGGTGGACAAGGTGGCTGGTACGCTAGGCAACCATTACTACTTCAATGACCCGAATCTGATTCCTACCACCACTATGCTCAACTCGAACATCGAGCGTGGCAACAATCTCTGCGAAATCGTTTGGGCATACTACAGGCAATTAGACGCTGATGACGTTCCAGCCATCTACTACACTGTGTTTTCTCCTCGTGTTGGGGAAGGGCTCTACGCAAAGCAAGAACTTCTTAACTACGCTCACGGAGAGTATCCATTTATTGAATACAGGCGTGAACGGCACCGCAGGGCCGTGTCCGAGTCTCGTGGTATCCCAGAAATCAACAAGACCGAGCAGGATGAAGTCAAGGCCCAGAAGGACGCAATCAGGGACAGGACGGCGTTTGAGGTGTTGCCTCCTGTAAAGGTCGTTAAGCGTATTGGTGCACTCAATCGAATTGCACCAGCACAGGTCCTCCCAGTCTCTAATAAGGACGACTACACTTGGCTTGAGCCACCAAAGGGTGACGCTTCAATTGCATTCCAGTGCATCGCTCAAGTGGAGCAAGACCTTGGCAATTACTACGGATACGCCGTGGGCGAAGCCATCGACCCACAGAAGATTCAAATGCTGAAGCAACTTCAGGTAGACAACTGGCTTCAGTTCTGGACTAGGGCGTTCTCGCAGATGTTCTCCCTTTGCCTTCAGTACATGCCAGAAGAGCAAATTGTCAGGATTACAAACACCCCGCTCAAGCAGGGCATGTCGGACATCCATTCGCAATACGACTTCAATGTAAGGTTCGACGTGCGTGACACTGACCCAGAATTCGTCCAAAAGAAACTCGAAGCAATTATCAAGACGGTTATCCCGCTTGATAGCAGTGGCATCATCGACAGGAATAAACTGGTCAAGTTGGTCATCGAATCCATCAGCCCAGACGCCGCAAGGGAACTTGTTATCGACCAGACCTCCGCCTCGCAGAAACTGTACAAGGACGTGGTCAGCGACATCGGCATGATGATGCTCGGCAACGAAGCGACCTACGTCGAGCAAGACCCAGCCGCATCGAGCAAGTTGCAATTCGCTCAAGACATCCTGCAAAAGAACCCGAAGGCTCAACAGGCATTGCAGGGCGACCAAATCTTCCAGATTCTATTCCAGAACTACATGAAGCAGTTGCAGTTCTCGATTGACCAAGAGAAGAACAAGCAAATTGGCCGTGTCGGAGTATCCCCAGCGTCCGACGAAATCCAAAAGGAGTTTGGCGAAGTGGCACAAGAGTCAGCGGCGGAAGACCTCAGTGGCCAGCAGGGCGAAGAGATGGACCTTAATCAGCCAATGATGCCATGAACGAAGACAAAGCCAGAATTGACGCCTTAAAGGCCTTCATGTTTAGGGAGCAAGAATCCCAAGAACTGTACAAAAACATCCTAGTTGTATGCGATTTAGCACTACAAATAGAAATGTCTAAAGTGATGTCCCCCAACACCTTAGGTGAGGCTAGGATTCACGCCGCAGGACGCATGGATGCTATTAACGACCTGCTCCTTGAGTTCCAAAAACTCAGGGAAGAGGCGTTAAAGCACCGAACTTAAGCGAAAAACGGCTCAAACCATCTATGTGTGCTCATGTACTTGATATCTCGATACATCGGGTAACAGTAGTCAACGCTTCTGGGAGCATTAAACCCTGATTCCTACATGGAAAACGAACAACAGCCCACCGCTGACCTCGAACTTGGGACCGAGTATAATCCCCCCATGCCACAACAGGTCGAAAAATCCGATTCGACCAACGAACAAAACCTATCAGATTATTTTCTGAAGGTCCTGTCTGACGGACAGACTAGGGAGGAGAGCGACAACTCCGATAACAATGAAGTCGAAAGTGCCGAGGCCGAAGCCGCCATCGACCCAGACGATGAAGATGATGACGACTCCCAACAGGTGTCGTCCGATTCCGAAGAAGAAGGTCAAGAAACGGAAGAAACCGAGGCAGACACGGAAGTAGAAGAAGTCGAAACGTTCGCCAAGTCCAACAAGACGCCTAAGGGAGTCGAGAAAAGGCTGGCAAAACTAACGGCATTACGACGTGAAGCGGAAGCGAAGAATAAACAACTCGAAGAAGAAGTTGATACGCTCAGGCGAAATCAGGCCAACCCCCAGAACTCCAATCCATATCGAAATGTGGGCGATGAGGGTAAATTAAAGGCCGAGTTTGAGCGTCAACGGAATATCCGATTGTTCTGCGAACGCTATCCAGACGGTTACTACGAGAGTGAAAGTCCCAAGGACCACGTAAGCAGGGAGGAGATTGCCAAGGCGAAAGTCGTGGCACTTCGAGCCCTTGAAGAACATCTGCCCCAACAGGCTGAGTTCATCGTGGTCCAACAGCAGTTCAAGCAAAAGGCCCGAGATGAGTTCCCTTGGCTAAATGACCCCTCCGACAAGAGGGCAAGCATCGCTAGGAAGTTCATCGCCGCCGTTCCAGAAATCAAGAAGTTCCCCGACTACGAGATTTATGCCGCTCAACTTGCTATGGGAATGTCCACCTATCAGGACCAGAAAAAGTCCGCACGTTCAGGCGTCCAGCCAGAGCGTCGTGCACCTTATCAGCCGTCCCTGATGTCCTCGGCCCCCAGAGCATCTACCAAGGTAGATGAAAGGGAAGCCAAAGAAAGTTACAGTCGCTTCAGACAGTCGGGTTCCATCGATGACCTCGCTGACGTGTTTAGGTCTAAGTTCGTCTAAACCCCCCTAATACAAAAAACACATGGCTTCTCTGTTCGAATCACAATTCAACAATCAACGTCCGCTCTTGGGCTCCGACCCCCGCACTGGCTCCACTGTTCGTGGTGGCCGTATCGGTATTCGTGAAGAACTCTCGGACCTCATCGCCAACGTCGATGCCAAGGACACTCCTATCTCGTCCATGGCAAAACGTGGCTCAAAACCTGGAAATACTACGTTCCGCTGGCAGGTTGACCGCAACCCAGACCCTTCGATTGAACTCGGTGTTCTCGACGGTGCTGACGTTGACCCAAGCAATCCGTCGCAGAACCCTGCCTTCAAGCAGTACACCCTCGGCTACCGTGAAGAAGTGGAAAATAACATCCACATGTTCCGCCGTGCCGTTCACGTGTCCAACCTGACGCAGGATATTCTCAACGTCGCTGGCGTTAAGGATGAACTGTCTCGTCAGTTGTCCAAGGCTACCATCGACCTTAAGCGTTCGATGGAACTCACGTTCACGTCCGACATCCTCCCCGCCATCGATAACGGCTCTACTCCATATCGTACTCGCTGTCTCACGGCTTGGATTAAGAATGACCTTCTTTCTGCCAGCAAGAATACCCAGCAGAAGTATGGCACTCAGGACCAAGACATCCGTTCCATCGGCGAAAACTTCCGCACCCCTGCGTCGTCTATCGTCGGCACTAGCGAAACGGTTGACCAGTTGGGAGAAAACACGGTTCAGGACGTCATGACTTCGGTCTATGAGCAGACTGGCCAGTTCAAGAACCACGAAGCCGTTGTCGGTACCGCTCTGAAGCGTCAGTTCACTAACCTCGTTTACACGAAGTCTGGTGACGCTGGTCCGTCCTCGGTGTCTGGCATCCGCAACACCCGAGACGCCGCCTCCGACACCATCAAGGCGTCGGTTGACTACTTCGAGGGCGACTTCGGTAAGTTGGCTCTTATCCCAACCCAGTTCCTCCATGCTGGCGTTAACCCATATACCATTGTCGATACTGGTGCCTCTGGCTCCTCGTACACGACCACTGGCCGATATGCGGTTGTCGATGGCGTCTATCTCGCCTCCGATGCCACCTCTAACGGTGCTGGCCTCAACGGTTCTGGAAAGAACCTTGTCTGGCTTAAGGATGCTACCACGAACAAGTATGAGCGTGTCGTCTTTGGCACCGCAAGTGCCGTTCCTGCTCGCTTCGCTACGGAAGCCGAAGCCAAGACCTACGTCAACCTCCACGCCAACAACGCTAAGTGCAAGGGCTTTATCATCCCTTGGAACATGCTCGAAATCCGCTACGGCGGTAACATCGCTCAGGTTCGAGAACTTACCGAAAATGGTGGCGGTCCTCGCCGCATGATGGAAGCAATGGCCGCTCTCGTGGTCCAAAGCCCCCTCACGTTCGGCATGTTCGACTACCGTGCCTCCACGGCCAACGGCGGTCTCCTCTCCTAACAAAGAGGAATGGACGGACTAGAGTCCATCCACGAAGCCATCCCTTCCGACCTCCTCCCGCAAATGCTGGAGGAGTTTCGGACGGGATGGGCCCTTCGTAAAGTTCAGGCAAAGGCTCACGCTAAACTGCTGGGCAAACTAAATCAAGAAGAGCACCATCACGTCGATGGGCTAGGCGAGTTGACCATGCGGATTCCAGTCGAATCGTACCATTATTGGGGCAAACGCCTCGGATACGACTGCTGGAGGGATGCTGGTTTCAGGCAGGAATTCCTGCGTGATAACCCAGAGTGCAAGGTTAACACAAAAGCGGCCAAGACAACTGTCAGGGTCGAGGGTAACAAGCCCCTCTATGACGCTTATGGCGTCCCAATTTCTTAATGCGTACCGTTCCTTTCAGCGAAATCCTATACTCCTCACTGCAACTTTGCGGTCTGGATAGGAACCTGACTACCGCTGATAGGTTTGCTACAGTCCGTGATTTTACCTCTCGTAGGCTTCAGTCCATCTGGGAAACCCAAGACTGGCCAGACCAACGCCGATACCTCAAGTGCGAAAGTGTCTTAACTGACAACAGGCGTAAGGTTACGTTCCCCGACAACTTTAAAGGCCAAGTTATGGCCGTGTGGAACAAGGACCCGCTTGCCTACTCCGCTATCGAAAAGGACTTCACGCTGTACAATAGCGACGTCTACCTAGTCAACGACGCCGAGACCACCGTCTGGGTGGAATACAGGCTAGATTCCCCTAAACTCTTCGGCACCCACTGGAAATACGCCACTACGTACTCGCTTGGTTCACAGTCTTATTACGATTCTGGTGCGGCTGATGCCGTAGAAACTGGATTGGTACCAAAAGAGGGATGCCCAAGCGTCGGAAACTTTTATGAATACACTGGAGTCACTGCTCTCTCGGGCCAAATCCCTACTATCGGACCTTGGCAAATGGTTGAAATCCCTCGCCTCTTCGGGTCCTACCTCATCCATGGTTGCCACGCAGACTATCTGCGTTCCCAAGGCCAAATGGAAGAAGCCAACCTCGCCGAGCAGGACGTCGCCAAAGCGTTCGACGAAGCGGTTGACCAAACCCTCCGCCAGCAAGGCCAAACCCGCAAAATAAACTTTAGAACCTACTAAAATGTCACACTCCCTACAGCCCCAAAACATCCCTAGCGTAGACGTTCAGGTTTTTAACAGCGTTGGCACCAAGATTAAGGTGCTTGAGGCCGTTAGGAACCGCCGCCTATTTGGTATCGTTAACACTTCTGACACGGCCCTACTCAGTATCTGGCTTCAGACCGATGGTACTGGCTCGCCTATCATCCTTACCCATGAAAAGACCGCTAACAAGAACGATGGTGGTTCTTTTGAGTTGAACGGCTACAATGGCGAGGTCTGGTGCGATGGTGAAGGTTACGTCTACTACTACGCACAGTAATGCCCTTCAAAGGCGACATGAGGCTAGGCGGACGCCATAGCAATGTGGCCACGTTGAATGGGACCGCCAGCGACCTTGTCAGCGTACCTGCGGCTGGCACTGTGCTGTCTGGACCTACGGACACTAGTAGGTACGTCAATGACTTCTTGGGCACTCCTTTCTACATTCCGTACAGCACGACTGTGTATGCTGATGGACTGGGTGGACAGAACAGACTTCTTGGGCACTCCTTTCTACATTCCGTACAGCACGACTGTGTACGCCGACGGCCTTGGTGGAGAAAACCCAGTAGAGACTTGGGGCCTTCAGTACCTGCCAGCAGGCTGGGTTACTACGACCAGCCAAGACCCTCAGTACCTAAGTTGGGATTTTGTTACAGAATTTGAAAACCTAACCACCAGTGGAACCATTCAGTGGGGTTACAATACACTTAACCACATTGAAGACGGAACTGGAATTAATTACACGTCCATAGCCCTCACCACCGAAACTATCGCACGTGGGTCGGTTCTGGCTTCTAGTGACAATGGTACTGGTGCGGACAGGTACAGGGTTGTCTTTAATCCCGACTACGCCTTCAGTGATGCCCTATTTCAAGATTTCACTATGTACCCAGTGCTTGGGACTAACCTTGGTGGTGCCAATAGTGGTCACAACTACATCACAACCCCATGTTCAAGCATCATTGCTGGTGGCTGGGGTAACCCAGATGCATTCGCTGATGGCTATGGAAGTTCCTACGATGATGGAAGTTCCTACAGTAATTACGACGACTACCCAGCAGGGTCTTTCCTTGAGGAGTGCAACGGAGAGTACCTGTACAGCAGTGGTAGCGGCAATTACCACACTGGTTTTGCTCCCCTCGGCTGGCCAATAAGCACAAGTTATTCCTATTCCCTGCACTGGCAATCGCCTAACTTTAACTACGACAACACCGAGGGGGACTTTAATTATAGTGC